TTTGAAAAATATGTATCCAGATGGGATAAACCCATCCTATAAAAAAGATAAAATAGTGGAAATATTTAGAAAAGCAAGGTTTAAGGAAATTCCTGAATCTCAATATGAAATTGGATATGCATATGAAAATGGTAATGTCGTTAATAAAGATGTATTAGAAGCGATTAAATGGTACAGGCTATCGGCGCAGCAAGGAAATCAGAATGCAAAACTAAAAGTTGAACAATTAGAATTGAACTCTATATCGATAAACAAATCCGATGCAGATAAAGGAAATGTTTCAGCACTAAAACGATTGGGAGATATATACGCTGAAGGTCGTGGTGTGCCCCGGGATGATATTGAAGCAATGAAGTGGTATCGTTCCGCTGCCGCGAAAGGCGACGAAGATAGTATAAAAAAAGTCGATCAATTGGAAATGAACTCACTTTCCCTTAATAAAGCAGAGTCGGAAAGTGGAGATGCCTTGGCGCAAAAAAGGCTTGGGGATATGTACATGAACGGTCGCGGCGTACAAAAAAATGAAGTAGAGGCAGTTAAATGGTACCGGAAATCGGCCCTGCAAGGAAATGACGATGCCAAATCGAAAGTTTTAGAGTTGGAAAAGATATCGCTGGTCTTGAATCAAAAAGAGGCCAAAGGTGGAGATGGTGCGGCATTGAAAAGATTGGGAGATATGCATGCAGAGGGCATTAGTGTTCCAAAGGATACGTCGGAGGCAATGAGATTATATCAAAGATCCGCTAAGTTAGATTATGTAAAAGCCTATGCGGCCATAGGTTCAATGTATGCAAAAGGACTTGGTGTACAAAAGAATGATATAGAAGCATATAAATGGTATAAAAAAGCGCAGGAAAAGGGAGACGATGAGGCTAAAATTGAAATTAGGAATTTAGAAGATATCTCTCCTGCGATAAACAAGCTGAATGCTGAACAGGGAGATGTTAATGCCATGATACACTTGGCAGATCTTTACTCCGAAGGGAAAAGCACTACAAAAAATGTTAATGAGGCCAAGAAATGGTACAAATTGGCTGCAAGAAAAAAGGAAAAAGATGCCGATTATGATAGTGCCATTGATCTGTATAAAAAAGCTGGCGACAAAGATGGTGTTAGAAGAATCGATAGTTTAATAGCGAAAAAAGAGCAGCAAGAAAGGCGTGCTGCTGAACAACGAGCACGCGATGATCGCAAGTATTTGTGTGATGCGGCCAGAAATTATGCAAAATCTCTGAGATATTCACTGAGTGAGCAAATTAGTGCGGGACAAAGTTTCACGCAAGCGGTAAGGTCTTATTATGGTGCTTCAGGATATTATTCTATCGCAGAAAGATATGGAAGGAATACAGTGGATTATGTTCTTAGGACTGAGTGTAGGTGATACAAGGCAATTCTAATGTCCAGGATTGATAAGATAGTGAAAAATGTATTCCTTAAGGGATCGATGGGGTTTTTGGAAAAAGGGATTTCGTTGGGAAGGAGGAGAGCATGATCTGGAAAAAATCAGTTATGTGCTTTGTGCTCTCGGTGGCACTCGCTGTGACCTCAATATGCTTAGCGGAAGATATACAAGGCACCGGGGGTAACTTCGGCCGGGGATGGCGACAAGACGGATCCGGAAACTTGCAAGGTACGGGGGATAACTTCGGGAGTGGATGGAGAAGAGACGGATCCGGAAACTTGCAAGGCACAGGGGATAACTTTGGCCGGGGGTGGAGACAAGACGGTTCGGGAAACCTGCAGGGTACGGGGGATAATTTCGGAAAGGGATGGAAGAGAGAGGGTTCTGGAAACTTGCAAGGCACCGGGGATAACTTTGGCGGGGGATGGAGACAGGACGGCTCTGGAAATTTGCAAGGAACGGGAGATAATTTCGGTAAAGGATGGAGAAGGCAATAATAGGGTAAAGATATTCGCCGGAATTCAGGAGTTGATGATTAGGGATATCGATGGGGAAACATTCCGAACTCTATCTCGCCGAACTTGCCCACCACGCCCACAGGGAAGTGAATTCTTTATTGAGAAAGAAAGGTTTGGAGTCTTCCATGAACGTGGCCGCGATCTGTCTATACGGAAGTGCGGCGCAGGTTCATTTTGGACGAGTTGCAACATATAACGACCATGACCTGCAGGTTTTCCTTTGCCGGGAGAATAATTATAGGAAAAACGATGTGTCTGGTCTTAACCGATATGGCGCCCCCTGGTGCCTAGGAGAATATGAAGGGAAGAAGGTAGAGGTTTTTTTCGGATTGCTGGACGAGAGGAATGAGAATCTGCTGAAAACTATTCGCGAGTACGCAAGAAATAACCGAAGTCCTCGTTGGGAGGGACATCGGCGGAAGCCATTTCTCGTTCTATGGCCCATCCGCGCAGATTGGCCTACGGTGATGTAAGGGTGATAGTTCGTAAGGATTAGCCGGCTAATCCCTTCCTGTCATGTTTCGATTTCAAAATGCTGTGACCCATTTTGGCCCCTTCCTGATCCCCCCATGCAAGGTGTAAGTTCGAATTACACTGGTTGAACTGCCGGGAGGCGCTCTCCCGCAACGGCCGGGTTTCCTACCAAGGAGATCCGGCCTTTTTCTTTGGAGCGAATGTGGACATTCAGATCCAGGTCAAAGGCGTTGACGAACTGGTAAGAAACCTCCGCGATCTCGGCGTCAATCGCATCCCGAACTATGTCGCACGTGCGCTGACAGAGATTGCGAATCAAGCGCAGAGCGCAATGATCGAGAACGCGCAATCTATGCTCACCATCCGTGGCAATTGGCTCGTGAAGGGTTACAAGTACGGCATCAACCGCAAGCAGGCATACAAGAACGACCTGACTGCCGAAGTGTCGACGGCCGCTCCATGGCTGATCGAGCAGGAAATGAAGACGATCATCACGCCGCGCAAGGCGTCATCGCTGGCGATGCCAAGGATCTGGCAGGCCGGGTCGAGGCTGGCCGTAACGAGAAGCCCGAAGTATCTGAAGAACACGTTCAAACTCAAATCGAAGTACGGCAACGAGATCATCTATCAACGGCAGGGGAGCGGGAGACTGTCAAGCCTCGTGCCCTTGTTTGTCCTACGCAAGCAGACGCCCGAGCCGCAACGCGTTCACTTGATTGATACAGCAGTCGAGACGATCAACAAGGTGGCGGGGCCAGTCATGGCGGGGATGCTGGATCAGGCGATCAAAGAGGGCCCGTAGGTACTTCCCGGCCTGTTTTATTCCGGGTTCCCCGCGACCCCGGTTTGTTTTTAGCGACAGGAAATATCTTTCTATTTCACTACATTAAAGAGGCCCCATGAACGTTGCGATGGTCGACATCCAGCGGGTGATCCCGTACGCCCGCAATCCGAGGAAGAATGAGCTCGCGGTGGCCAAGGTCGCCGCCTCGATCAAGGAGTTCGGCTGGCGGCAGCCGATCGTCGTGGATAGTGAAATGGTCATCGTCGTCGGACACACCCGTTACATGGCGGCCCAGCAGCTCGGGATGGAGAAGGTCCCGGTGCATGTGGCGGAGGGATTAACCACGGAGCAGGTCAAGGCGTACCGGATCATGGACAACCGGTCGCATGAGGCATCGGAGTGGGACGACTCCCTCCTTGCGATCGAATTGACCGAACTGAAAGACGCCGACTTCGACATGGACTTAACCGGTTTTGACGATGACGAGCTCGCCGAGAAGTTGGCGGCCGGGATCGTAGGGACCGCGGGGCTAACCGACCCTGACGAGGTGCCAGAGCCTCCTGACGATGCGATTACGCAGCCCGGGGACCTGTGGGTCTTAGGCGACCATCGGCTTCTGTGTGGGGACAGCAGCAATGTGGCGGACGTTGATTACCTGCTGGGCGGGGCGACGATCCACCTGGTTAACACCGACCCGCCGTACAACGTGAAGGTCGAGCCTCGCAGCAACAACGCGATCGCTGCCGGGAACAGCTCGTTTTCTAAGACGCATCACCAGAGCCTGGATCTCGCGCTCCATCCGGGGAAGGACAAGCCGACCACCAAGAAGATGCGCCCGAAGGACCGCCCGCTGATGAACGACTTCGTCTCCGACGAGGCGTTCGAGAAACTCCTTCAGGCGTGGTTTGGGAATATCACCCGGGTGCTGGAGCCCGGACGGGGATTCTACATCTGGGGCGGCTACGCCAACTGCGGGAACTATCCGCCGGTCTTGAAGGAGCACAAGCTCTACTTCGCCCAGGCGATCATCTGGGTAAAGGAGCACCCGGTCTTAACGCGCAAGGATTTCATGGGCAATCATGAATGGTGTCAGCCGGCGGAGACACAGGTCCAGACCCCGGATGGAAATGTTCCCATCAGCAGCTTGCGCGACGGGGATCGGGTGGTCAGCTACAGCCGCAACCATCATGCGATGGTGGGTCTACGCCAGGGCCTGCCAGTACGTACTACGTCGCGACCCTATCGTGGGGCAATGTACGGCGTCCGTGCCGGTAAACGGATGACATGGTGTACTTCCGGCCACCTGTGGAGCGTGAAACTCTCGCCTGCAGCAGCATCGTCTTGGTGCGTTTACCTGATGCGGCGTGGCGACTGGTGGAGGGTTGGTAAGTCCAAGCTTCTCTCGACGTGGGGTTTCGGTGTGAAGCACCGGCTCAAGACCGAGGGCGGCGAGGAAGCGTGGATTCTTTCGGTGCACTCGACGAACCTTGACGCCACCATTGCAGAGCAATTGGTCCTGGCCAACTACGGCATCCCGACGGTGACGTGGTCGGAGACCTACGCGTCCAGGCGAACGATCGCCGACATCGGTCAAATCTACGAGCGGCTGGATCTGAAGCGGATGTACGAGAACGCGGTTCGCCTGCTGGCCGATCATGGCCGGTCCGTAGAGCATCCGTTCCTCCGCATCGCGAGCACTCGTCCGAAGATAGGTCGTCGCACGTCGTTGATGATGCGGGCCTGCAACCTGTTGCCCGAGGTCATGATGGTTCCGGCACCGGAGCGTGGGCAGGAAGCGCGGTGGCAACCCATCAGCGCGATTGATCGTTCTACGTTCGACGGGAACGTCTACTCGATGGATGTCGAGCGGTATGGTCATTACATCGCGGACGGTTTGGTGACCCACAACTGCTTCTACGGTTGGAAGGAAGGCGCCGCACACCACTGGCTGGGCCCCACCAACGCAACCGACGTATGGTCGGTGAAGAAGGTCAATCCGCAGAGCATGGTCCATCTGACCGAGAAGCCGGTGGAGTTGGCGGCCCGGGCGATGCAGTACTCCTCGAGGCCCGGTGAAAACGTCCTGGACCTCTTCGGCGGGAGTGGATCGACGCTGATCGCCGCCGAGCAGACCGGCCGCAAGAGTTTCCTCATGGAGCTCGACCCTCCGTACTGCGACGTCATAATGCAACGCTGGTCGAACTTCACCGGCAAGAAGCCCGAGAGGGTCTCTCGTGGCGAGCGCGTGGCTGTTTAAGTACATCCTGATCGAGGACGTCGAGAAGTGGGTCGGCGAGGGATGGAGGATCGTTGGTCCCGGGCCTTGCCTCGGGGGGTGGGGGTCCCTGATCATCCGGCGACCGGTCGCGACCGGAAGGGCATAAATGGCAACGCAGACCTATCCGGTAGCGGTCATCTCCAAGTTGCTAGACTTATCCCCCCGGCGGGTGTATCAACTCGCCAACGAGGGAGTGATCCCCCGGGCGGAGAAGGGCCGGTACGAGCTGGTTCCCGCGGTGCGCGGGTACATCCGGTACCTGCGGGACCGCGCCATCGGAGTGGGTGCGCTGCCGGAGGACGCCGCCCGGGCGTGCCGGGCGAGGCTCATCAAAGCGCAAGCGGAAGCGCAGGAGATGGAGAACGAAAAAGTCCGCGGCGAGTTGATTCCGCAGGTAGTCGTTGGCCGTGCTTGGGGCGAGATGGCGATGGCGTTTCGAGCCAGATCCTTATCCATACCGAAAAAAGCCTCCCCGCAGGTCGTTGGAGTGAATTCGATCTCCGAGATCGAGGGGATTTTGGAGCAAATGACCATGGAAGCACTCGATGAACTCAGCCGTGCAGATTACTCCGGAAGTACAGAGAGCGATATCGAAGCTGAAGAGGGAGACGGCGTGGCTGGTGAAGCCGCCTCCGAAGCTGAACGTCAGCCAGTGGGCGGATCGGTATCGAAAGTTAAGCCCCGAAAGTAGTGCCGAGCCCGGGCAGTGGTTTACCTCCCGGGCGGAATACCAGCGCGGGATGATGGATGCGTTCTCGGACCCATCCATCGAGACGGTCGTGGTCATGTCCTCTGCGCAGGTGGGCAAGACCGAGATCATCAACAACGTGAT